TTAGCGTTGAAGGCATATTTAACTACAAAAAAGAAAAACAACCGATGAGCGTTGAGCAGGCATTATGGTCTGAGATATGTTCGATTTTAGAACAAGTTAAATGATAAAGTATTAACAAATAAGTATTTATAATCAAACAGTAAAACAATTTATGAACATTTCAGAAGCGATTGAAAAAATTAAGGTTTTGTTAGCGGATAATTCCGAGACACAAACTGAAGAAATTGCACCTGAGCCAGCGACTCAATTGGTATTCGAAACTTACGACCTTAAAGATGGTAGCAAAATCGATTTATCAGGTTTAGAGATTGGCGCAGATGCTATGCTTGTTGATGAATCAGGTAACTCTGTTTCTGCTCCCGATGGTGAGTATGAATTAGCAGATGGTACAATGATGACCGTAGTTGGAGGTAAAGTTGAAGGAATTGAAAGTCCGGTGGCTGAATTACCAACTTCCGAAGAGGCTCCAATGGAAGCCGATTCTCAATTTGATGAAATGAATGCTACTATAACTTACTTGCAAGCTGAAAATCAAGCATTAAAAAACAAGTTAGGTGAATTAGAGAGCAAATTTAATCAAGGATTTAGCGAGATGTTAAGCGTATTGGAAGGATTTTCAAAGGCTCCAAATGCTGACCCAATTCAAAACCCAAAAAACAACTTTAGAATTGTCGAGCCAAAGGCTGATAAAATCGAAAGGTTTTTACAAAGAGTTAAAACATTAAATTAAAAAATTTTAAAAATCAAAAATTATGGCATTTGTTGTAAGTACATTAACGGATTACGCCAAAGAAAACGAAGCTTTATTAGTGACTTCTTCGGTTCTTGGTTCTAAAACTGCTTCTTTGATTAAATCTCAAGGAAACGTTTTAGTTGGAGTAAAATCTTCAGAGAAAATTGGTATTATGGATACTGATGCTTTCTTTCAAGATGATAGCGATTGCGGTTTTAACGCATCGGGTACAACTACTTTCACTCAACGTAGTGTAACAGTTGGTAAAATTAAAGTTCAAGAGGCATTATGTCCTAAAAACTTAGAATCTAAGTATTTACAAAAAGCATTATCAGCTGGTTCTATGTATGATTCAATCGCATTCGCTGCGGATTATACTTCTAAAAAATCTGCTCGTATTGCTTCTCAATTAGAAACTGCTATTTGGACTGGAGATACTGCATCTGCAAATGGTAACTTGAATAAGTTTGATGGTTTTGCTAAATTAGTTGCTGCCGCTTCGGCTTCAGTTATTCACGCAAACACTACTACTTATTACGGAACTCCTTTGGCTGCTTCTGCTGGTATTACAAGTGGTGTAGTTGTTAACGTGTTAGATGCAGTTTACAAAGCTATCCCAGCTTCAATAGTTGATAAGGATGATGTTGCTATTTTTGTTGGAAACGATGTATTCCGTACTTATACTATCGCATTAAAAACTGCAAATTTATTTAATTATACTTTTGACGGTCAAGCAACTGGAGAATTAATTTTACCAGGAACTACAATCAAGGTTATTGCAGTTCAAGGATTGAACGGAACTTCTAAGATATACGCTGGTCGTATTTCTAACTTGTTCATTGGTACTGACTTATTGAACGAAGAAGAGCAATTTGAATTATTGCATGATCCTTATGCAATGAACATTAAGTTCATGGCAGCGTTTAAGTTTGGTGTGCAGTTTGCATTCCCTGATGAGATGGTTGATTTCATCTTAGCTTAATAATCTTACAAATAAGTTCGGGGAGTATCGCTTGGATGCGACTCCCCTAATTTTAACACTTTAAAGAAAAATAATTATGCCGTGTGCTTTAACTCAAGGATATTCTTTAGATTGTCGTGACTCATTAGGTGGAATTACAGAAGTGTATTTTATCGAAAAAGGAAATATTAGTGCAATTACCGTTGCTTCGGGTTCGGTTTCAGCATTAACTAAAGTAGCTGGTAAAAGATTTTGGAAATACGAATTAGTACCTGGTACTGCTTCATTGACTGAAAACATTAATGCTAATGTCCAAAATGGTACGGTCTTCTATGCTCAAGAACTATCGATAGTATTGAACAAATTACAAGTGTCAACAAGAAATGAAATTCTTTTGTTGGCTCAAAATACGTTGTTATGTGTTGTAAAAGACAATAACGATAACACTTGGTTGTTAGGTCGTGTAAATGGAATTAACATCACTGGTGGGAACGGTGCAACGGGAACTGCTCAAGGAGACCGTTCAGGTTACACTTTGACTTTCTCCGCACAAGAGAAAGAATTAGCGCCAACGGTAGCATCAGGGGTTTTTACTGCCTTGACTACTCCAGGCGCTTAAAGATAGTCGTTTGGTTGACGGGTAAGGGGGAGGCAGATGCTTCCCCTTTTTTTATATAAGAATTTTGGCGAATGCTATTTATATTTGATGATACATTTAATCAAAGGTCAAGTCAATAAAATAATTTTAACATTAAGCGAGAAGGCAACTTTGACATCGCCTAATTATCTATTTTATTTTAAATCAAGAAATACAAACGAAACGGTAGCATTTGTGATTTTAAACAATGCCGATTTATCTGCTTATAAGGAAAGATTCAACGCTTTTAACATTACGGTTAATTCTTATTTTGCTAATAAGTTACCTGGTGAATGGACTTATAATATCTATGAGCAAACTTCAACTTCTAATTTGATCCCATCGCAAGCGACTTCAATGCTTGAAAGTGGACAAGCGACATTAAACGACACAAGTCAATTTAGTTTTACTACTTATAGCAACCAAACAAACACTTACAAAGTAAGAGATATATGAGCAATCAATTAATGGTTTTAACTTTTGCGGAGGCAAGACAACCTGAATATCGGGAGAAGAAAGGCGAAGGAGAAGGTTATATTGAGTTCGGGAAAAAGAATGATTATCCTAACTATTTGGTCGATTTATTTAATAAGTCTGCCAAGCATAATGCGATAATTAAAGGCAAGGTCAACTACATAACTGGGAATGGCTTCAAAATCAAAGAGGGTGTCGACCCTATTGGTGAACAATTCATCGCACAAGCCAACCGAGTGGAGTCGTTGACCGAAGTATTAAGAAAAGCATCTATTGATATCGAATTATTTGGAGGCGCTTACTTACAAATTATTTGGAGTGTAACGGGAGAAAATCTTGCTGAGGTTTATCACGTTGATTATACTAAGATTCGTACTAATGCTGACAATACTCAATTTTGGTATTCGGAAAATTGGGAAGATAGGAAGTACAAAAGAGAGGTTTACAACGGGTTTAATTCTCAGTTAAGACAAGGCACTCAAATAATGTATTTAAAGGAGTATCGACCTAACTTAAATGCTTATGCTTTGCCAGGTTATTTCGGTGCTTTAAACTACGTTGAATCCGATATTGAAATATCTAAGCACGTTTTAGGTAATGCTCAAACGGGATTTAGTGCAAGCAAATTAATTACCTTACCAAATGGCGAGCCATCGGATGATGAGAAGCGTCAAATTGAACGCAAGTTTACTGATAGGTTTACGGGAAGTGATGGCAAAAAGTTTATACTTTCATTTGTAAACGATGCTTCAAGAAAGCCAGTCATTGAAGATTTAGGAGCAAGTGATATTACTAAAGAAGATTTCGGTAATGTAGATAAAATGATTCAGCAAAACATCTTTGCTGGGCATCAAATTACTGCTCCCGATTTATTCGGTATTTCAACTCCAGGTCAATTAGGAACTCGCCAACAAATGCGGGATTCTTACGAGATTTTTAAAAATACTTACGTAAATGATAAGCAAATATTTCTTGAGCAAGTATTCAGTTTACTTGCCAAACTACACGGTGCTAATTCAGAACTCCAAATCGTACCTTGTGAGCCGATTGGCATAGAGTTTAGCGAGTCAATTATTTTACAAGTTGCTCCTAAGCAATGGATTCTCGAAAAGTTAGGTATTGATATGACTCAATATCAAGAAACTCAAATAGTACCTGAAAAGCAACCTATTGAAGTACAACAATCAAAAGTTCAGTTTAGCGAGGATGATGTAGTAAAAGTGTTTGAAGAGTTTGGAGTGTCAAAAAAAGATTATTCAATCTTTAAATCGAGAGAGGTATTTAGTCAGGTTCCAAATGAATTAGAAGAGGCTTTGCATTTAGAATTTGCAGAGCAAGCACTAAGCGGATTAGAGGCTAACATATTGGACTTAATCCAAAAGGATAAACGAATATCGGCTGAAGTTATTGCCGGTACTATTCGAGTGGATGTCGATATTGTAAACCGTGTTTTAG